AACGACTTCTACGGCGACATCGTGGACACTAAGACTGGGTACATGGGCAACGCCATCGTGGTGGACCTGAAGAAGGACGAGTACCAGACAGAGACAGAGGATTCTGACGGTAAGGTTACGGTAGATGTAACCTCGGCGTGGGAAGAGGACAACGCTAAGTTGGTTGACTTTGCCACGGCGAATAACCAGGAGGATGCCAACAGTGAACTACTTAGGATGGCTGTTGCTACTGGCATTGGTTGCCGCCTGCTGTATATCCCTTCAGGGGAGGCCGCCCCGGATGTAAGGGAGAAGAACATAGCGCCTTGGGAGTGCATCTTCCTGTACGACGATAGCGTGTACGAGCCTACTTACGTACTGCGTTACTACACGTTGGAAGAGGTTCTGTTCGACGCCGAGGGGAATAGCAACAGGACGAATAAGACCGTTGCCGAGTGGTACGACAAGGTGAATGTCACGTACTACATCGACGACGGGAAGGGCAACTTCATCCTCGACACTTCCAAGGGAACGGGTGGCGTACAGCCGCACTTCCTGAATGGCATTCCTGTTCTGGCCTTCCCTAACAACGAGCAGATGTATGCCGAGCCGACTAAGGTGATTAACCTTATCGACGCATACGACAATATCATATCTGCCACCACGAGCGAGATAGAGCAGCTCAGACTTGCTTATATGTTCGCCAAGGGCTCGGGGATGAAGCTGGACGACGCCTTCTACCAGAGGCTTGAGCAGACTGGTGTATTCCCGCTGCCAGTGGACGGGGAGATAGGCTTCACAGTCAAGCAGTTGGATATTGCGAGCGTCAAGGAACTGCTGGCCGAGCTGAGAAGGAATATCTACCAGTTTGCCAAGTCACTGGATATGTCCCGTGAGATGGGCGGGGATATTCGGGTTATCGGGTGGCAGGTGGCGCTGCTGAACCTTGAGAACTCGTGCAAGATTACCGAGCGCAAGTTCTCGCGGTCGCTGAGAGAACAGTACCGCATGCTGTGCGAGTTCTGGAAAACGTATAAGAATGTGGACATCAATTACCTTGACCTTACGTTTGTGTTCACGCGCAACTTCCCGAGGGATATTGAGAGTGAGGCGCGGACGCTGACAGAGCTGGTGGCGAACATCAGCAGGAAGACGGCATACGGGCTCATGTCCTTCATCGACGACCCTGAGGCCGAGCTGAAGGAATGGGAGACGCAGGAGAACGCTAATAAGCCGGACATCGACCTTGAGCAGGTGGCGTTCGGGTTGCAGAAGGCGCAGGCGATGAGGCAGCAGCCGAGCGTGCCTACAGAGGATGAGGATGGCGGGCAGGGACCTGAACAGTAACATAGACGCCATAGAGAAGAACCTGGCGGCCATCGAAAGCGCGGCAGAGCGCAGGATAGCGGCGAACTATGTCTATGCCTTGAGGGATATCCAGAAAGAGGTGGATAGCCTGTATGCCAAGTACGCCGAAGACGGGAAGCTGTCCAACGCAGAGCTGACAAAGTACAACAGGCTGAAGGGGTTGTATCAGACCATCAACACTACGCTGAGGACGATGTTCTCCAAGGTGTCGAAGGTCAACGAGAAGATGCTGACGGACATCGCTGAGGAGAGCTTCTTCCAGCACGCGTGGGCGATAGAGCAGAAGGTAGGGGGGTCGCTGGAGTGGGGGACGCTGAATCCAGCCATCGTGGATGCGGCCGTCAATTCCGAATTAAAAAAACTGGCGCAGAAAGAAATAGCCGAGAAAACGCTGACGCAGGTGAGAAGGACTATCGCGCAGGGGATCATCAGGGGCCAGTCTTATGCACAGATGGCGAAGGCGCTCAAGGGTACGATGGACAGGAGCGCGAGCGGGTACGTGCGGATAGCGCAGACTGAGGGTGCAAGGGCGCAGGTGCTTGGGCAGCAGGCCACCTACGCGCGCGCGGCAGAGGACGGGATAGAACTTGAGGAGGTGTGGACTGCTACCCTCGACGACCGCACAAGGGATGACCACAGGGACATGGACGGTGTGGTGAAAGACCCTGAGAAGGGGTTCTGGGCTCCTGCGTTGAATGACTACGTAGAAGGGCCGCTACAGAGTGGGGACCCTGCGTTTGATATCAATTGCCGCTGTACTGTGCGGCCGCAGATAAAGGGATATGAACCTTCAGTGCGCCGTGCGCGTGATGAAGGTATCATCGAATATCAGACCTACCGTGAGTGGGTCAAAAGACCGGGCGAGCCTGGAACCGTGAGTGACGGGACTGCCCAAAAGGTAAAGACTACCGGGTAACCATACCGGAAGGAGAAGGCATGACGATTGCAGAGGTGCGGAAGTTCTTCGAGGAGAACAAGGAAAGCGATGAGGTCAAGGGGTTTCTTGCGGAGGTCAACCCTTTGGCGAAGGCCACGGAAGAGAACGCCTTCACCCTTATCGAGGGTGTAGACGCTCTGAAAAAGGCGGTTGGCTCCTATGCTGATAAGCGTGTCACGGAGGGGATTAAAACCCACTGGGACAAGAACTTCGACAAGGAGTATCTGGCGCGGTACCAGAAGGAGAACCCGCCTAAGACTGAGGCCGAAAAGAGACTTGCAGAAATCGAGTTGAAACTGGCCGATGCTGACAAGCGTGCTAACAGGGAATCACAGGAGAAGTTGGCTATCCGTATGCTTACGGAATCAGGCGTGCCCATTAGGATGGCTGCACGACTTGCCGGGGGGACGGATGAAGAGACTAAGACTCTCGTGACTGACTATGTGGCAGACTTGAAGGAGTATGGCCAAAAGAAGACGGACCAGGTTCTATCCCAGAACGGACGACAGGTTCAGAGTGATATGAAGCCGAAGAAGCTTTATAGCATTGCTGAACTTCAGTCCATGGGGGACTCTGGTATTAACAAGCTGATGGCCACCGAGGATGGCAAGAAGATTGTCATGGAATCCTTGGCGGCATCAGGATCACAGGGGGGATAAATGGCGCTCACCAGTTTTATCCCGGCCGTATGGAGTTCGCAGTTCGTGGAGTCGTTGAAGAAGAACCTTGTTTATGGTTCTCTCGCCAACACAGACTTCCAGGGCGAAATCCAGGGGTTCGGGTCGAGCGTCCGTATCAATGAAGTTGGGCCGGTCACGGTGTCTACGTACACCAAGGACAGCACTATTACTATCGATACGGTTGACGACGCTCAGAGGGTTCTGCTCATTAACCAGCAGAAGTATTTCGCATTCCAGCTTGACGATGTGGATGCGGCACAGGCGAAGCCTAAAGTCATGGAAGCGGCTATGCGCGAAGCAGCCTACGCCATGAAAGACGCTATGGATACGTACATCGGCACCCTGTACACCGAGGCAGGAATCAACTACGGGAGCACCGTCACGGTGTCGTCCACGAGTGCGATTCAGTACCTCATGTACATGGGGAGGCTGATGGACGAGGCGAACGTTCCTACGGACGGCAGGGTGGCGGTTGTGCCCCCGTGGTATGCTGAGAAGCTGGCCCTTGGGCAGTTCAACTACCACACGTCGAACGAGGAAGTTCTGAAGAACGGGTTCTGGAATCGCGTTGCGGGTCTGGACATTTACGTGTCCAACAACCTTAGCAAGACTGCGGCGACCACGGCGTGTCAGATTATGATTTTCCGTAAGCCTGACATTACCTTCGCCATGCAGGTGAACAAGGTTGAGGCTTACAGGCGCGATGCTTATTTTGCGGACGCGGTGCGCGGGCTGTGCGTGTACGGTGCCAAGGTCGTGAGACCTAACGCTGTCGCGGTACTGCCTGCAACCCGTGGGCCAGAGTAGGAGGTAGCATAATGGCGACATCTTTTGCTACCATTATCGCGAGCGCGGGTGGATACACTATTGTCACCTCTGGTGGCAGTGCTGTCACCCTTGTACTGGGTTGCTCGGTCGGTGCCGCAGCCACTGACTGCACCTGCATCCTGACGAAGGATGGCGGGTTGTCCAACGTCATTCTGATTGCAAAGGGGCTCCTGAGCGCAGGGACCGCTAACCTCACGATTGCGAAGAGCGATGTCTTTACGGGGTCTGGTATCGGGGACAGGACCATCGCTATCACGTCTGAGGCAACGGTTGTCATTACGGGTCTGGAGGGGCATAGGCATATGCAGTCCGACCGTAAGCTGGCACTTAGGGCTACTACCGGGTCGGTGCACGTCTGGGTTATCGAGCCCGACGCATTCTAATCGAAATCTGGGGGGGCGGGGAAACTCGCCTCCCCACTTTGGAGAAAGCTAATGTATGACCTTTCAACGAGCCGATATGCAGACTTCATGCTGGGTGCTATGGGATATGCATATTGTTCGGCATCAGGTACGGTGACAGTGCCTACCAACTGCACGATTCGGGAGGTGCGGGCAGTCGGGAGCGCGGGATTCTCTATCTCAACGGTG